ATGAAAAAAGAATATGAACGCGGAAACATCCGGGAGGTCATTAATAATATCCCGGATATGAACCTGGCAAAAAAGGAGGATATTGAAAAAGATGCCCTCCGGATGCAGAGCTGCTTGCATTTTTTAATCGGATACCTGAGAGGAGAGGCAGAGAATCACCCGGAGCGGGTATATGCAGTGGGGGATATCGTAAAGTTGCTGAATACTGTGGTCTACGGAAGGGAGTGAGGTGTGTGACAATCACAAATCACATCGAAATCAATGGAACTGTCCGCGATTTTGAAACCCTCACAAAAGAAGAACGAGAAGAAATAGCTGCTCTGCTGTCTGACCGTTTCATGGCGGCAGCAGGATACCAGAGAATGAAAGGAGAACGGGATGAGAAGGGAAATCGAGGTATACAACCCCAAAAGGGAAGCGCGCCTGGAAATGCAGTTGAGAAGGAGAACGGAGGAGCTGAACGAGAATCTCAGATTTCAGGGATTGCTGTATGAGACGATCTTCGTTCTGGCGGTGCTGCTGATCGCGACGGTCTTCGCGCTGCTTGTCGTTACATCAAACAGATTTTTATAGGAGGACTCATGGGAAAGTACAAGGAAATCCAGATTGAAGTCAGCGATGAGGTGTATTCGGCGCTGGAGCAGCTGGCGGATGACCTGAATAAAGCAGAGACGATTATCCTAAACAGAACCGGAAAACAGGAACTGATCGGTCAGAGAAGTATGACCGTGGAGCATATCGCACTTCTGGCAATCGAAACATATGTTCACAATATCGAGAAAAGAAAATGCCAGAAACCGGATCCGCTGGGATATACAGAGTAGGGGGGAGAAAAATGAAGGGGCTTGGAATCGTAGTAAAAACGACAGACGAACATGAGAAACGTCTTGAAAGACTTCTTCCTTGGCACCAGAAACACGTAGAAGAGGATGGAAGCTATCCGCATAGCAACTGGATCACAAGCGATATGCTGGAATGCCTGGTAAACATCCATGCAAAAGAACTGGTTGAGTTCCTTCTGTCGGAAGAGGAGCGCCGCCAGGGAATTATTCCGGAAAAGGAAAAGGGCCAGGCATAAAAGCCTGACCCTAAACCGTATACGAATTTGTGACAAGATTAGTATACGGCATACGGCGGAGAAAGTCAAGTTTTACAAGGGTTTAGCCGCCGTTTAGTCACTCGTTACAGTCATTATACTTAGGCAGGGTGTAGAATGTCGTATTTAAGAAATAGCTGTTATCTTCCGTATTGCATCGAAGTAGAAGAAGTACATTCGAATAGGTATGGGAAGAGAGGATATAAGAGGGCACCGAGGAAGGAGCCGACCAGGGAAGAGATAGCAGAGGCGAATGAGCGCCGCCGCATTAAGAAGCTCTACCGAATCATAGCCACGAATTTTGATTTCGGAGATTATCACGCAGTCCTGACTTACCGGAAGGATGAGAGACCGACACCGGAACAGGCAAAGAAGATTCTTCGAACACTTCTCCGGAACCTGAGAAAAGCGTACCAGAAAAGAGGGGAACCGCTCCATTACATCATAGTAACCGAATATGAGCGGGCTGCCATCCATCATCATTTGATAATCAATGAGATTGGAGACACGATCAAGATTCTCAAAAGGCTGTGGCCGTATGGGGGAACACATTTCACGCCCATCTATGAGGCAGGAGAAGTGAAGGAACTGGCGGCGTATCTCATCAAAGAAACTCAGAAGAGCTTCCGGAAAAAGGACAACCCCAACAAGCTGGCGTATTCATGCAGCCGGAATCTGAAAAAGCCGGTAGTTAAAACCAAGGTTATCAAGGCGAACACCTGGAAGAAAGAACCGGTGCCGCCTGCTGGGTATATGATCCGGCGCGGCGATATCGTGACCGGAATTAATGTCCTGGGCTATCCGTACCGGTATTATACGATGGTCCGCATCACTGCCGGGAAAGGAGAGGGCTGGATAAAGCCAAGGAAATATGCACCTGAATCGAGAGGAGTACCGCCTGATTAAGCGGATGAGCCGCGGGGAATTGCAGGACTACCTGGAAGAGGTTTCCGGAGAGCTGGAGAAAGAGGCGATCCGCAAAGAGGCGTTGCTGGATGCAAGAGAATCACTAGAAAAGGCAATTGATATCAAAGGATTAGGACCGATGCGGAAAGCAGAGATCCGGAAAAAATATAAAAAAGCAATGGAGGAAAAAGAGCATGGAAGAAAAACGGGAACTGCCGGAGGGTGTTAAAGAAGAAATGGGCGCATGTATCTTTTGCGGTCAGACGTACATGTTTGCGAATGTCGGACTCAGTACGGAGCAGTTAAACGAAGCAGCGACGGAGAGATGCACCTGCGAGGAAGCAAAGAACTGGCAGGTGCAGCGGAAACGTGCGGAGAAGGTTCGCAAGAAAACAGAAAGAATCTTTGCTAATGATAAGTGTCTGAATTTTATGCTGACGTCGGCGAACATGATTTTGTCCGGAGGACTGGATAAGGTAACGGTAAAAATGAATGATGGAACCGTGGGAACCATCGCGTTGACAAAAAAAGGCAGTATCAAGATCCAGCGCAGCAAGACGATCCAGGACGCAGCGGAGGGATAAGATGTATGAGGTAACCGTAAAAATTGGCGGAAATGCCAGTAAATACTGGGCGTCACTGGAATTTGACGATGCCAAGGGGAAGACTCATCGAAAAGAGATTGCCAGGGAGCGCAGCGCCACGAAATCAAGCAATACGCTGCAGGCACTGATCGATGCCCTCGGCGTTCTTCAGATGCCTTGTGTGCTCACAATCTATACAGAGGATGATTCCCTGGCGGCAGCCTGGTCGAACGGCTGGGTGAATACCTGGCAGCAGCATAGCTGGAAAAATGCTAAGGGGAATACGATACGGAATGCAGAGCAGTGGCAGCAGCTCTATGAGCTCATGACACCACACGGGAGGCGATTTGTATGTCAAAAAGCATAATGGAACCAGTAGGGGCGTGCGAGTGCTGGAATTGCGGCGATACGCGGAATCTGGAAGTGCACCATATTTTTTATGGAATCCGTGCCAGAAAAAAGTCAGAACACTATGGTTTGAAAGTGCATCTCTGCCCTGGCTGCCATCGATGGGCGAAGACGGGGGTGCATGGCGGAAATCATGAATTAGATATTCGCTTGAAGCAGGAAGCGGAACGGCTTTTTGAATCAAAATACAGCCGGGAGCTGTTTAGACAGGAATTTGGCAGGTTTTACACAGAGGAAAATGCCGAAAACACGAATAAAACATTAGATCTTTTGGGGGTACAGTGGATATGACGGTGGATGATTTGTTAAAGGTATTAAGTAATCCGGATATGATCCGGATCATCAATGATGGCAGTGATATTTATGTCGGATATCTCGGTACGATGCAGTATCACAAAGGGGATTTATCAAAAATCATGAAGCAGGAAGTACATTCATTCCGGTGTATTCCGGAAATCCGTCATAGGAATTGGAGAGAAAAGGGGCTGGATGCCCCTCTTCTTCCAGACGCGATACCGACCTATGCGTATGCGGATCTGCAGAGCACACTATATTACACAATTTACATATAAAGGGGTAAAAAATGAAGAAAACAGAAAGAAAACGCACTTCGGTTGCGGAATATGTGAGAAAAAGAGCCTGCGGGCAGCAGGTAAATGTGGAACAGAGAAAAGAAAGCACTTCGCCGGCTTGCGAGAAGACTGCCACAGGGCAGCAGGAGGAAAAGAGAAGCGATTTGGAGCTGCTTCGGGAGTGCTGCGAAAAAGAAAAGTACTTCCTGGAAATGTTTCAGAAAATGCATGGGAACAATGCGGATGATGTCAGGGCAAGGGCGTTGAAGGTACAGGCACTTGAACAGGCGATCCAGGCACTGACGGGGGAGAAGACAGCGGAAGAAAAAGAAGAGCCGAAGGAACAGACCCCGCTTCCGGTTATGAAGAATAATACCCAGCGAAAGGAATGGCTGGCTGACTATCGCTCCTGGGGAGTCTGGTACGCAGACAAGCATATCGGCGCGGTTTACTACAAGTACGATTTTGATAACGGCGCGAAATTGATTGTCGAGGAATACGAGGACACACTTACAACCCTCAGAAAGACAGAAAAGTATATCAGCCGGTATTATCATCTGGTGGGAGGTCCGGAGCCGGTCAGAAGGACGGACGGGAGTCCGAAATGGAGCCGTCACGAAAACTATACTAAATATCCGGACAGCGAAAGCGAGCTGGTAGAGTTTTTGAAAGATATACAGAAATAAACCTCTATGTGGCAGTTATATATTACCGAATATGCCATTGGTCTATAGAGCGAGGCTCCGGGACTCCACCGGAGCCGGAAAGGAGGCGGCTGTGAGAGCTGCAGAAATGAGAGATATTATCATCAGTAAATTAAAAGATGGACCCAAGACAACCCCCGAACTTGTTGAAATGACGGGATTCAGCCCCGAACAGATCCGGGAGCGGATGCGCCGGGCAAAAGTCGAGGGAATGGTGGAAAGTGCTGTGATAGACAAAGAATTTATGTGGTACGACAAAAAACAGTGGGATCATGTTGTACAGGTTAAAGAGGATAAAGGACCGATTACATTCGGGGAATTAAGAAGAATCAGCCACTATATCAGACCGAATTTTCGAATCCGCGTTTATGACTGCGTCCCGAAGAGGGGAGAGGAAACGGCTGGCGTGATCCGGATGAAGCACATAGACAAGATCTATCGCCATGTTGTCACGTTCAAGGAAGGAGGGAGTACCACGCTTGTGAAGTTGGCGCAGTATTTCCGGGATGGCAGCAGGAATAGATGCATTAAATGATTTTATCAAGGCGGGAATAACGATGATGATTGAAAAAATTGGAAAAGTAGCCATGCTGGAGCAGCTGGCGGAAGAGGCGGTAGAGCTGTCACAGGCGGCGCTTAAACTGGCGCGGGTATTACGAGGCGAGAATCCTACTCCTGTGACGGAGGAAAAGGCGTGGAAACATCTGGTAGAGGAATACACGGATGTTTTTCAGTGCGCCTCTGAATTATTAATTCCGGTGGACTGGCAGCAGATTGATGAGAAATCAGAACGCTTCCGGAAGAGATGGGAGGAAAAGAAGGCAGCAGAAGAAAAGGATGGAAACAGGCACCGGGAGGCATATGGTAAACTGTACGATAAATTTTTAAAAACATACTAGGAAAAGGAGATAAAACACTATGCCAGAAAAAAATGAAACTAACAAAGTGCGCCTGATTGGCGAGGTGATATCAGAATTTACATTTAACCATGAAGTGTTTGGAGAGAGATTTTATTTCGTGAATTTGTCAGTTGCTCGTTTGAGCGGACAGGTGGATGTGATTCCGGTTTCGATTTCGGAGAGACTCATGGATGTATCCAAAGATTACCGAGACATGATGATGGAAGTAATTGGACAGTTCCGCTCCTTTAATCATCGAGATGGAGAAAGAAGCCATCTGATATTGTTTGTATTCGCGCAGAAGGTTCAGATTCTGGAAGAATCGGCGGAATATGCTGGAACGAATCAGATTTGCCTGGATGGATACATCTGTAAGAAACCTATCTATCGCCAGACACCGCTGGGGAGAGAAATCGCAGATATGCTTCTGGCGGTCAATCGATTATGCGGGAAAACAGATTATATACCGTGTATCGTATGGGGAAGAAATGCCCGTTATGGATCCAGATTTGGTGTAGGAAGCCATGTGTGTGTTGAGGGGCGTATACAGAGCCGCGAGTATATGAAAAAACTGAGCAAAACGGAATGCGAGAAGCGCGTAGCGTATGAGGTATCAGTCAGCAAATATCTGGACAATAGAAGAAGCTTGGAAAAAGGAGAAGATGATGGAGGAGGAGCTGCTTAAAATGTCTGTAAATGCGAGGTGTGTTGGCTGTAAAGAACCGACAAAATTTGTAGCTGGTTTTTATGACGGTCCGAGGGGAGAACATGGCTGCTTTTATGATTGTGAAAACGAAGCTTGTGTGGTAAATCAGATACTTCGCTGTGCGGAGTCTAAAGAAGCTCAGAAGATGATGCAGATCCAGGAAGATAACGGTCGGCTTGGAATGTATGCGGGAGAGATAGCAGCGCTGCGGAAAGATGTAGGGCTCACGATAATGCAGATGTCGCAAATGGCCGGATGCAGCCCGGCGGAGTACAGCGCATATGAGCATGAACGGAAAAAGTTTGATCCGGAAGTATATCGAAAATGTAAAGGGTACCTGCATGAAAGTCAGAATCCGACACCGCTGGATGGGAACCTGGATAAATAGAAACTGGCGATCGCCATCAAGTGTTTTGGCGGTTGCCGGAAGCGGTCAATGGTCGAATTGTTATTTTGCATGTTAAGGAGCGGAAGATGAGATTTAAGAAAGGCGATGTCATAAGACATTTTAAAAGAGAGATGCTTACAAAAGAGCAGATCGAAGAAAATGGAGCTTTGTTTACATATGAGTTTTTGGGAGTTGCAGAGCATACGGAAACAAAAGAAAAACTGGTGTTATACAAGGCTTTGTACGATGGCGAGTCAATAGGGTTACCTGTGAAAAAGGGGGACATATTTGCACGACCGTATGATATGTTTTTTAGCAAGGTAGATCATCAGAAATACCCTGGCATAAAGCAGAAATATAGGTTTGAATTTTAAATCCAAAAGGAGAATAAGATGAAAGTAGAGAGAACTTGAATGCAGGTACGAAAGGAAAACAGAACATGGAACGATTAACACATGAGCGAGTGAATGGAATCGAAGAGGGGTATTGGTCGGCGGAGAAAAAAGAGACGCTGATCGCCCGCCTGGCGGAATACGAAAATACCGGAAAGACTCCGGAAGAGATCCGGGGATTTGAAGAGACTGCCCGGAAAATGGTGGAGAGAACGATCTCTTTGCATCGAGAATTGAAAGCTGAACAAAGCAAGGATGAATGGATTCCTGTATGTGAAAAGCTGCCGGAGCTGGAAACGTGGGTTCTGGCAACAGTAAAACGTCACCGCTGGATCAGCGACTACAAAGAAGATGTGCCGGATGATTGGAAAGTAGATCATCCGGAAGTGCTCTATGTTACCCTGGCAAAGCGAAATGCTGAGGGTTGGTGGTACATCGACATGGAATGCGACAGCTTGAATTACGACCTAAACCCAGAAGACTATGAAGGGGAAGAAGATTTAAGCTGTCCGCGGGTGGAGATCCTTGCCTGGAAAATGATTCCGAGGGGCTGCGGGAATGAAAGAAACTGAACGAGGACGCATTTACCTGTGCGCGGTCTATGTGGGAGACCGGAAAGAAATTAAAAAAGAAGCGCAGCAAATAAGCATCCGGAGAGACGATATCTATGGTTACATTGTAGAGCCGGAGAATGGGCGGGCATACGGATATCCGACCATGTCCGATCTCCGGAGAGACTGGAAAAGAGGGGTAGAATGACAAGGGCAGAAAAGAGAAGAGCCGCCCGGCAGCAGGAGAAGGATAAAGTCCGGTACCAGCTGACAGCGGAAGAAATCAGACAGATAGAGAAAAAAGCAGTCGAATCAAAAAAAGAACAGATTCGTGACAGCATCATGAAAGAGGTGCAAGAGGAGTGGCAGAGAAGAGAGGAGATGTTGAGCGGGAAAGATGATGGCGAAATCGTCCAGAATGTTCTCTGTCTGCTTCTGGCAGTCCCGGTCAAAGTTCTTTGTGAAAAATTCAAGTGGAAACCATATCCACTTGACAAGGAAGAAAACAAAAACTCCAGGATCTTAAAGTTCTCGGAGGCAGTCATCCGGGAAACGAACGAAGTTTTTGCAGACAAAAACATAGATATCCGGACATATGGAGAAGAGGTATATCGAAAATATGGCATTCGGTACAGGATAGAGGAGGAAGACGATGGAAGGGATTGAGTGCTGCGCGAACTGTAAGCACTGCGTAGCATATCCGAAAAACAACCGGTACGGAGACGTTGATTATATGTGTTTGATTGGCGGTTATTATATTGCTGGAATACACAAGGATCGAAATAAGATTCGGCGTCTTACTCCGGGCGGCAGAAAACTGGAATGCAGATACGAGAGGAAAAAATAAGGAGCGGCAATAATAGCACGCTCCTCTAAAAAAGAAGGTATGTACAACCTAAGTTGATTGAGATAACGCAATTATACCCAATCAAGCCAGAAAAAGCAAGAGAGGGGGAATCTTATGGTATCGGCAAGTGCTCTAATTAACACGATACTGACACAGATGCAGGAATATGTCAAAGAGGGAGCCCTGAAAGATGTGCAGCTGATCCTCTACATGAATCTGGCAGATTATAGCTTTTCGAGGAACGAAGATACTACAGCAGTTAGCGAAGAATCAGATCGAATGTATGAAGTGATGCAGCTCTGGCAGCAGGATATGATTCTTAGGGGACTGACATCTGGAACAATCCGACAGTATGGACATGAACTCAAGCAGCTCATCATCTACGCAGGTGTAAGCCCACTTGAGATGAGCGAATACCATATCAAAAACTATCTTGCGTTCGGAAAAATCCGGAGGAAATGGAAAGACAAAACATATAATAGCAAGATCCGGTCGCTGAAATCGTTCTTCGTTTGGGCGGTCGAAAACAAGGAAATGGCAGAGAATCCGATGAAAAATATCAAACCCACCAAGGAAGAGTATCGGATGCAGCCGATCCTCACGGCAGAGCAGAGGGAGATCATGCGCTGCGCCTGCCGGACAGAGCGGGAGCTTGCGGTGTTGGATCTGCTCTATTCCTCCGGCGGCCGCGTGTCGGAGATTGTGCAGCTCAACATTGAGGATATGGATTTTATCAACCGCCGCGCTCGGATCTACGGAAAAGGACGGAAGGAACGAGAAATATATTTTTCTCCCCAGGCTTCTCTTCATATCCGGGGCTATCTAAATGAGCGCAAAGACAGCAATCCGGCATTGCTGGTGGGAGTCAAAGCACCCTATGAACGTTTGAGCATAGCAGGGATTCAGTACATCCTGAAAGATATTCAGAGCCGTGATGAGCGCCTTCATGGCCTCAAGATATCGCCGCATACATTCCGCCGTACTTGCGGCACTGACATGATTAATCGAGGGGCGCCGGTCGAGATGGTCAAGGAAAAGCTGGGTCATGCCAAGGTGGACACCACACTGCAGTGCTACGCCCAGATCGGCACAGAAGCTGTGAGAGATGCAGACCGGCGCTATGGAGCAGCATAAGAGGAAATATATAAAACATACTCGGCTGGGTCTTGTTGGTTTGGCAGGAACCGGCCGTGGCAGCAGGAGGATAGGGAAATTGAACGACGAGGCAAAGATTCAGTGCCCGTTTTATTTATCAAAAAAGCGGGAAAAGCTGAGGCAGGCAATCACGATTACCTGTGAAAACATAGAGAATAATCTGGGCTTTGATGTCAAAAACATGCTGTCGTTCAAATCTATCAGAGAGCGAACGGACTGGATGGGGCTGTTCTGTGAAGATGAATACCAGAATTGCCCTTATTATAAAAAAATCTATAAAAAATATGAGGAGGCAGAAGCGTGGGAATTGTCCAGAAACAGAAAAAAGAAATTGAAAGAAAAGAAATGCAGATAAAAATGCTGAAACAAAGCATCGCTGGAAGAGATCGGGCGATAGCGCTCTGGGAGGCACAGGCAAAAGGAGCGCGCGTGGTCCTGGAAGCTATCGTTAAACAGTATGGCAGGGTCGAATTGGATGCGACGCTGGCAACAGCTGACGGCAGAGATGTACAGGCAAAATTTGAGCCAGAAACCGAGAAGTGGATCATTGAGGTTGTTGAAAAAACGGAATAAAGAAAAAGCGCCGGGGGTTGCCCTGGCGCTTTTTGAAATTATGCGATTTCTGAAATGCGTTCCTTTAATCGTCTGACCTCATTCTCTAAACGATTAACCCTAATCAGAAGCATCTCCTTTTCTGTATCAACTTTTAGAGCGTCATCGAGCTTCCGGCTCAAATCAAGATGACCTTCAGCGATAATTTTAATATTTCGGTTGGTTTCATTTTCGAGTGTCAACTGAATATCTATTATTTCTTCATTAAATCTTCATTAAATAAAATACCGGATATAACGCACGATAATGCCAAGCCAATTTGGAAATTGGTAGTCGAGCGTCCAAATATTTTGTTAATTCCTAAAGCATAAAGCTGTTGTACTAAGTGATCTAGTGCGGCAGCCTTCTTTTCTCAGCACTATCCTCCCTTCGCTTCTATTCCATTGATACTGAATCGATCTAAAATATATTTTTCTGAAAGGTGTTTCATTCGGACCGGAATATGTTATAATTCCAGTATAAATCAACTGTTTTTTACGGAGGAAAAAGCATGAAAATTCCGAGTTTCATGGATCGTGACAATTATCTACAGAACCCAATTATGCGCAGATTTCTGAAGGAACATAAATTGGAACTGGTTATGTCCAGAGCGGATTACATCCAGTCAATAGAGAATTACGCCAATGCCAACGAAGAAAATGAGGCACTGGTCCGAAACTGGCTATTAAAGATTGTAAAGGAAGGAAGCAAGGAACTATGTTATCGAAAAATACGCGGTATTGGTGAGCGCCACAAGGATCCGTTGGCTGTTGCGGAGAAGATTAAAGAAACATTCCCAAACTGTCCAATGAAAAATCTTCTCTCCTACAAAAACACAGATAAGCAGGAAATGATTGAGTACCATATTACTGCTAACCGAAATGGGGAGGTCGAAAAAATTGATTTTACATTTTCACAGCTATATTTATGCGGTGAAGAGGGAAAAGAAGGTGAAACCACAGTATATCCAATATTCGTAGAGGTATATCTCAAGGAGGGATTTATTGTCAGCAGGGCAAAAGCCAAATCCACATTGTATCCATACGATGCCGAAAAGCCGATACTTTATGGAGAAACAAGGATTAATACAATGAATAAAGCCGTCGCGGCAATCGATCAGATCGTTAGGATGTTGGAATTTTATACCGAATTAGATAACAAAAAAGTGGCAAATGAAAATTCCAAAATGCTTTATAAATTATATGACCAATATTCTTTTACCCCGGCCGATGTAAATGATAAAATTGAGAGTCAAAATACCCTGATTGCTAGTTTTGTTGAACAGTTATTTAAAAATTTGTCTTTGGATGTCCGCAATAAAGAAAAGGCTCTGGTAGATGCCCGTATCCTGGCTGAAAAATTTATTTCCATTAATGGAGACAATGAAGCCATATTTAAGGAAGACCGGAATGCATATCTTATTAAAGTCAGTTCCGATGATGAAACCGAACTGACCAGTATTAACACGAAATCTGAAAAAACTGTTCCTCTGCAGTGTACCGAAGCTTTCTTTGACAGCAAGAAATCTGTCATTAAAAGTGAACAGTGTAAAAAGCTGAATATGGTATTCAAACGCCAGGATGAAACTTATTTTACAGGTCCGAATCGGCAGTTAGAGGTACAGTTTGGAACCAAAAAGGACTTTGGATTTGTCAAAATGATGCAATATGCGGAGGAGGCTGATATACAAAATGTTTTACAGGCAATTTTCAGCAATTACTGATATATTGAATCCTGATTTTGTGGAAGAATTTGATTATTGGCTTGCGACTTTGCCTCAACGAAGCAAAAAGAATATCACGGTTTCCGTTGTTTCTGCCAGACTCGGGGTGAGTTATTCATTGGCAGAATCGATCTTGAGGTATGCCGAGAAACAGAAAATCCTTGATAAGCACTATATCATCAAATGCCCGGACTGTAATAATATTCTGGAAAAAGTATCACAGGATGAACTTGCAGAAGCGTTGCTTGATCCTGTATATTGTGATGAGTGTGATCAGGATAAGCATATCACTTTGGATAATGTTTATACGGCATACCGAGTTATTCAGGAACCGAATGTTTCGGAAGAGGAAATTGCAAAGGCCATAGAAAAACGACTGAATCAGGGGGACAGTACAACGGTAAATTTTACAGTAGCTGACTCACTCTCTCATGACATAAACACACTTTATGAAGTTTTCTATAATCCGGATGAGTCAGCGTACCAGAAATTTCAGGAACTTCAGGAAAAACTGGATTTGGATTATGGGAAAAATACAACTGCGCAGGGAAATGCCCTTGAAAAACTGATTAAAGAAATTTTCAATCAGATCAAAGGCGTGAAATGCACGAATGATGTTAAAACGAAAACGAATCAATTTGATTGTACAGCTTTATGCGGCATCAAACCGGTTACATTATCTGTATTTTCTTCTCTCGCGCCATACTTTATCATCGAATGCAAAAATGAACCAGATAAAAAGCCCAATAATACTTATTGCAATAAACTAATAAGCATTATGGAAAGCAATGCAGCCCAACTTGGCATTGTCTTTGGAAGGAAAGACGCAGCATCAACCTGTTTCACAATCGCCAGAGAACATTATCTGACAAATAAAAATTCTGCACAACAGCGAATTATTATTACCTGCTCAGATGCAGATCTGACATATCTGATTAAGGACAGAGTTAATCTTTTACAATATTTGGAGTATAAAATTTTTCAGATTACTGCAAATGCTCCGAATGTTACATATGAAATGTTCTTAAGTAAGCAATCATAATATCGGACTGAGCGGCCAATATATTGTTCACGCTGAGAAATCAGCAACTTGAGAAAAGCGTAGACCGGTATAGGTTTACGCTTTTCTTCTGTAAAATATCTAATTTGTTTCTAAGAAAAGACTTTTGAGTTTTTCTTTCAAATTACCTTCCTTTGCATATTTTAAGGTATCGCATAACTTGATATTATGCTTGCCGATCTTAATTTCATCACTAAAGCCCAATCTGACAGCTCTTTTCATATAATTGTAGCGTTTGGCTTGCATTGTCTACCTTAGAATCGATGTATACAGATGGTTTAGTGGTTACTTTGGCTTTATACCCAATGATATAACTTCCCGGTACTAAATCGATGAAGAATACGAAGAAAAGACTCGCTATTAGTGGCGGGTCTTTTTACGTGGGAGAAAAGTGAATAAAAAACTGGCAAAATAGAACCGGAAGGAGGTCAAAACGGATGGCGAGAGCGAAATATCAGGAATGGATTGACGATCCGGACAAGAGGACTCTGCTGTCCGGATGGGCCCGGAAGGGACTGAGCGACCAGCAGATCGCGAAAAATATAGGAATTTCAAGGTCCACACTGAACGAGTGGAGAAAAAAATATCCGGTCATAGCGGACACATTAAAAAAAAGCAAAGAAATTGCAGACACAGAGGTGGAAAATGCCTTGTATCTAAAATGCATCGGTCACAAAGTCCAGCTAAAAAAGACCTTTAAGGTCCGAAAAATAGAATACAACGATTCCGGTCGGAAAATCAAAGAAGAGGAGCATCTGGAAGTGGGAGAGGATGAGGTCTATATCCCCCCAGATACCAAGGCGATCATCTTCTGGCTGACGAACCGCGCCAGGGAAGACTGGAGAGAGCGCCAGAATATCCAGGAGGAGCAAGAAGAGACCGAGGAAAGCGGCGTGATCATGCTGGCGCCGGCGGATGTGGAAGGAGTGAAAGAGGAAATTGAACGATACAAAAAGCAGAAGAGTGATCTGGCAGCCGCAGCCGAAACAGGCGCTGATGATGAGCAGAGGGGAGGATGAAGCTCTATACGGCGGGGCAGCAGGCGGCGGGAAGTCTGATTTTCTTCTGGCGGAAGCTCTGCGCCAGGTACACATCCCCCATTACCGGGCGATCATATTCAGAAAGACCTATCCGCAGCTCACGGCACTGATAGACCGCTCACGCGATGTTTATCAACCGGCATACAGAAAAGCCAGGTATAACGAGACGGGGCACGTCTGGAAGTTCCCCAGCGGCGCAAAAATTTACTTCGGTTCGATGCAGTACACTAAGGACCGGACAAATTACCAGGGCAAACAGTACGATTTTATTGGATTCGATGAGCTTACACACTTCACATGGGATGAATACTCCTATATGGTTTCCCGTAACCGTCCCGCAGGTCCGGGAACGCGTGTGTATATGCGCTGTACAGCCAACCCGGGCGGCATCGGTCACGGCTGGGTAAAACAGCACTTTGTTAAGGCGGCGGCGCCATATAAGACGGTAGTGCATGAATATGAGATTCTGGATCTGCATGGCAAAAAGACTAGCCTATATAGAACGTCCTGTTTTATCCCATCGACAGTGTTTGATAATAAAGAACTGCTTAAAAGCGATCCGAATTACCTCGCCGCGCTGGCATCGCTTCCAAAGGCGGAACGTGAGGCGTTGTTGTATGGGGATTGGGATAGCTTTTCAGGGCAGGTATTTGAGGAGTTCCGGGATAATCCACTGGGCTACGAAACCCAGCAATACACACACGTTATTAAACCGTTCCGGATTCCTGCAGATTGGGCGATATACCGGGGTTTTGACTTTGGTTATGTAAAACCGTATTCAGTCGGCTGGCACGCCGTGGATCATGATGGATGCATCTACCGCATCAAAGAAATGTACGGCTGCACAGGAGAGCCGAATGTAGGTGTCAAGATAGCGCCGAACGAGATAGCCAGACAGATCCGCGAGGTGGAGCAGGCAGATCCGATGCTAAAAGGACGCAAAATCATCGGGATAGCGGATCCGTCTATCTATGATAGGTCACGCGGCAAATCGATCGCGGAAATGATGGAACGTGAAGGAATTTACTGGTCTCCGGGCGATAACACCCGTCTCACTGGTAAGATGCAGTATCACTATCGTCTTGCCTTTGACTCAAATGGCCGGGCGATGTTTTACGTGTTTGATACCTGCAAGGACTTCATCCGCACGATTCCGGCACTGGTATATGACGAGCATAACGTAGAGGATATAGACACGACTCAGGAGGATCATATCTATGATGAGTGTCGTTATGTCCTTATGGAGCACCCGATCGCCCCGCGTCAGAGTATTGTCCAGGAGATACCGCAGGAGGATCCGCTGGATTTGTACAAACAGAAACGTCTTGTATTGAGAGTATAGGAGGAAATCATGGAAGAAAAAGTGATACAGACCAAAATAGGAGAGGAAGAAGCAAGAAAAGCACTTGCTATTCTGGAAAAGTACAAACAGGGAAAGAAATCCCTGGATGAAAGATTGATTGATAATGAACAGTGGTGGAAGATGCGCCACTGGGATCGGTTTGAAAAGAAAAATAAGAACGGGAATGCAATCGAACCGGCCAGCGCATGGCTGATCAACTCGCTCATCAATAAGCACGCTGATTTTATGGATAATTATCCAGAAGCGAATATATTGCCGCGTGAGGAGTCAGACAAAGAAACAGCCAAGATTTTATCAGATGTTATTCCGTTTATCATGGACCGGAACGAGTACACTGCAGTCTATTCAGAAGCGACATGGCAGAAAATCAAAATGGGAACGAGCATTTATGGAGTGTTCTGGGATGCTCACAAGGAGAACGGTCTGGGCGATATCTCAATTAAAAAATGTGACCCGCTCAAAATGTATTGGGAGCCGGGAATTGATAAAATCCAGGAATCCAGGAACCTGTTTTATCTGAATGTTATGGATAACGATCTGATTGAACAGGAATATCCACAGATGCAGGGAAAACTGAATGATACCTTGATTAGTGTCCAGGAGTACCTGAATGATGATTATGTCGATACAACCGGGAAATCATTAATCATTGATTGGTATTACAAGAAAACAGTTTCCGGTATGTCCGGAGATGTGCCGGTTATGAAAACAGTGCTGCATTATTGTAAAATCTGTAATGGAACCGTACTCTATGCATCGGAGAACGATCCAAAAATGACTGACGGTTGGTATAAACATGGACAGTATCCGTTTGTGTTCGATCTCATGTTCCCGATTGAGCACAGTCCTTTCGGCTTTGGATATCTGGATATAATGAAAGACTGCCAGGAGTATATTGACAAACTGGGCCAGTCAATTTTGCAGAATTCGATCGCAGGTTCCAGGCCGCGGTATGCGTGCAAAGACGGCTCTGGATTCAATGAGGAAGAGTTTTCGGACCTGTCGAGGGATATTGTGCATTACAACGGGTCCAAAGAGGACATGCTGCCTCTTACAGTGGCATCTCTTCCGGGCATCTATTATCAGGTTTACCAGGGAAAAATCGAGGAATTAAAAGAGACTTCCGGAAACCGTGACTTTTCACAGGGCGCGACAGCTTCCGGAGTAACGGCAGCTTCCGCGATTGCGGCACTGCAGGAGGCAGGCAGTAAGCTGTCAAGGGATATGATAAACGGCTCTTATCAGGCTTTTCAGAGTGTTGTAAATATTGTTCTGGAACTCATCAGGCAGTTTTACACCGCGCCTCGTGTCTTCCGTATCACGAATGACACGGGGGAGAATTTCGTATCATTCGATAACTCCGGTATGCAAGCCCAGGAGATGGAAGTGGGATTTACAGGCATGATTGCGGAGCGTAAGCCTGTATATGATATCAAAGTACAGGCACAGAAAGCAAGTCCGTTTACAAAGATTTCCCAGAACGAACTGGCTAAAGAAATGTACAATCTAGGCTTCTTTAATCCGCAGTTAGCTGATCAGGCACTGGCTTGCCTCGAAATGATGATGTTTGACGGCAAAGAGGAAGTTGTGCGGAAGATTGCACAGAATGGAACCATGTATCAGCAGATGCAGCAGATGCAGCAGACTATGAGCCAGATGGCAGCAGTAATCGCCCAGAGCACCGGCGATACGCGCCTGTTAGACGCAGTGGGAGCAATGGGACCGGGGGAGCAGCCGATTGTGTCCGGTGGCAGCAGCAAATCCGCCCATCTTGATGCGATGGGGAATGCAACCAGGGAAGCAGTCAGTTCGACCGCCGGAAAAGCACGGGAACGCGCAGCGAAGGCGGCGACGCCGAAGGGAGCAGAATAATGACGAAAGTAATTGAACGACGGGAAAATGAAGTAACCGATTTCATTATCGACGGGCACGCGGAGAAAGTGAACTCGGATGAGGGGAATATCCTTTGTGCAGCGGTGTCGATGCTGGGACAGACCTTACTCGAGTGTTTGTGGCGGATGGATGCCAATGTGCGGACGGAAAGCCGGGACGGACATATAGCAGTCAGGTTTTATCCAGATGATGAAAATTCGGAAGAAATTGAGAATCTTTTGAAATTCACAAAAATCGGCTTTTGCCTTTTAAAATCAAGGTATCCGGAGCAGTTTGCCCTAGTGGGAGATTTTGAGTTTTGATTATGTAAAAATATAAGCATAGGCACGCCGGAGAGACGGATGGCACGCCGGAAAGACGGTAGGAGACGTTGGAGAGACAACTGGCACGCCGGAAAGACGGTAGGAGACGTTGGAGAGACAACTGGCACGCCGGGAAGACGGTAGATAGACACGCCGGAAAGACGGTAGAAAGGAAATGGGAAAATGAGAAGATTGAACCTGAGAATGTTTGACGGAGAAGGCGGCGGAGAAGGCAGCGCGGCGACCGGAGCGGAGGCAGCAACCCCAGAGACAACCGAGGGGCAGCAGGCTGAACAGACGCCGGAAGAACGTGAAAAGGCATTTAATGACATGATTAACGGCGACTTCCGCGATCTGTTCGATGCGAGAATGCAAAAGGCAATCAAGGAGCGCGTCGGCGAGGTGAAACAGCTTCAACAGCAGCTTCAGCAGCAGAACGATGTTATCGGGCTGGTTGCAAAAAAATATGGCATATCTACAGACAAAATGGGCGATATTCGCGAAGCTCTGGAAAGTGACGATGTATTCTGGGAAGAAGCCGCTGCGGATCAGGGCATGACAGTAGACAGCTATAAGAAAATGGTGAAGCTGGAGGCGGAGAATGAAGCCTTACATAAAGCCAGAGAGGAAGCTGAGCGGAAGAACCAGAAAGATGCGGTGTTCCAGAAGTGGGATCGGGAAGCAGAAGAACTGAAACGGATGTATCCGCAGTTCGATCTGCAGAGCGAGATCCAGGACAAGCGTTTTCTTGACCTGATGGGTGCGGGAATTGACATGCGTACAATTTACGAAACACTCCATCACGATGAGATTCTTCCGGCACTGATGCAGCAGACAGCCAAGGCGGCAACCAAACAGCAGGCGGCAGCAGCCCGGAGCGGGCAGATGCGCCCGGCTGAAAATGGAATGTCAAGCCGACCGGCAGCGCAGACCGTAAAGGATCCGGCGAAGATGACCAAGGAAGAGCGCCAGGAATATGCCCGTCGAGCAGCCAGAGGGGAGATCATCACATTCAGAGATTAGGAGGATATGATGGAAACAGCAATTAAATTAAACCTTCGGTTATTTGATGATGTAATCAACACAACTGGATCGAGTGGCACGGGAAACGAGCTTTCCCATGAAATGAAAACCTATTATGACAGCACACTGATTGATATTGCAGGTCCGCACCTGGTACACGATCAGTTTGCACAGAAGCGTCCAATCCCGAAAAATGGCGGTAAGACAATCGAGTTTAGAAAATACACCCCGCTTAGCAAGGCACTCACGCCACTGACTGAGGGCGTTACGCCGGACGGTAATAAACTGGACGTCAGCATCGTAACATCGACCGTAAAGCAGTACGGCGATTATATTCGCCTGTCGGATATGCTGCTCTTAACAGCGATTGATAATAACCTGGTCGAGTCCTTGAAGCTTCTGGGCGATCAGGCTGGTGCAACGCTTGATACCGTAACCAGAGAGGTGCTGAATGGCGGTACTAATGTCCAGTACGCCGAGGGACAGACTGCATCAAGAGCAACCCTGACCCAGGATATGAAGCTGACTGTTAAGGCGGTTAAGATGGCAGTCCGCGCCCTTAAAAGACAGAATGCCCCGAAGATTGACGGCTGGTATGTCGGGATCATCCATCCGGATATTGCGTATGACCTGATGGAAGACCCGGAATGGAAAGAGTGGCATAAATACACCAATCCAGATAATGCCTACCAGAATGAAATCGGAGAAATTGGCGGTGTTCGTTTTGTTGAGTCCACGGAAGCAAAGATCTTTGCGAAAACGGGATCAGCGGGAACCGGCAGCACGAAGATCGATGTATATTCGACGCTGATTTTGGGCGCAAATGCATATGGCGTTACGGAGATTACCGGCGGCGGTCTGGAAACTATCGTAAAACAGCTTGGTTCTGGCGGTACGGCGGATCCGTTAAACCAGAGAGCTACGGCAGGCTGGAAAGCAACCAAGACAGCGGAGCGCCTGGTAGAGCAGTACGTGGTACGTGTAGAGACGGGATGTACATTCTCGGAAGGAAAGGAGAACTAAATGCCAGCTAAAACAGAAAAATTAAAAGAAACGCAGGCGTCAGAAACGCAGGCGGCAGAAACAGAGGAGCAGACAGCAGAAGCGCCGGATGATGGAATGGTTAATATCTTCCTGATGAGAGATTCTGACAAGTACAAGGGCGATGTATTTGTGCAGGTAAACGGTAGATCTTATATCGTTAAGCGCGGCAGAAATGTCAAGGTTCCGAAAGAGGTGGCGGAAGTGCTGCAGAACTCCCAGGAGCAGGACACGAAAGCGGCGGAATTTATCGATCAGGAATCTGAAAAGTTTGAGAATGGTCTGAAACTGCTGATCTAATCACGGCGGGATGTGTGTGAAAATCATGCATCCCGTATTTAAGAGGTGGAAGAATGATAGTAATTGAGAACCGGCAGATGCTTATCCCAAGAGGAGAAGAGAAGATCGGAACAACAGCGGATAATCTGTGTGATACAAGAACATTCTCCATTCCGCGCGTGTCAGCGACTTTGTTGGATTTGTCGGCGCTGGACTTTTTTATCGACCTGGAATATGCCGATGGTACGAAGGATACAGACTCTCTGCAAGCCACATACGGCGAGGAAAGAATCTTATTGACCTGGCAGATACGGAATACACAGCTTCGGGTTCCTGGCGCCGTATTTATCGCGGTCAGAGGTTATGATGAAACCGGAACGATGCGCTTTACCTCGTATAAAACACCGGTGTATGTGGAAGATGCAATCAATACCCCGGAAGGAAAGCCGGGACTGAGTGAATTTGAACGCCTGGAAAAGGAACTGAATGCCGGTCTTGGAAAAGCGGAGGAAGCCACAAACAAGGCAGATACTGCGGCGGGATTGGCAAATTCGGCAGCGACCAGGGCGACGACGGCAGCAGAGGAAGCGGAGAAGATCCGAGAGGATGTTGTAGGAAAGCTAGAGCGTGGGGAGTTAAAAGGAGATAAGGGAGATAAAGGCGAAAAAGGAGATACTGGTCTGCAGGGACCGCAAGGCATCCAGGGCGAAAAAGGAGATACCGGTCCGCAAGGACCTCAGGGAATCCAAGGAGTGAAGGGGGAGAGCGGTGTCATGGTTCCGGCATCGGGGATGTTTTCGCTCTATCTGGACCCGGAAACAGGAAATCTCTATGCAGATTATCCGGATGGAGAGAAGCCGCCAGCATTCCATTATGATTCGGAAACAGGGAATCTCTATTATCTTACAGGAGAGGATGTGAAAAACGATGGCTAGGATTTTAATTGGAAATATCAAAGGACCGCAGGGACCACAGGGAATCCAGGGAGAGACTGGTCCGCAGGGCTTACAGGGAATCCAGGGAGAGACTGGCCCACAGGGACCGCAAGGCATCCAGGGCGAAAAAGGAGATACCGGTCCACAGGGACCGCAGGGCATTCAAGGACCGCTTCCGCCACTGATAGCAAATTATCTTGCTACGGAATCCGGAAAAGCGGCATTGGATGCGATTGTGGGGAAACTGCTGGATGAGAGATTGACGGCGGCGGAGAAAGCGGTTACTCAGTTAAATAGCGACCTGTCGGTCGCTCAAAGTAAACGGTATTTGCTCCTGTCCGGAACCAACCAGAGCGGAATAAAATTATACATCGATACAAGAGATGAGAGGACTAGTTTGTGTTTTTCTTATAATGGAAATTTTTTTGGCGCTTTGTTATTCGATAATGTTAATAAAAATTATTTACCGCCGAACCCTGGCGCATATGATTAAAGGGTGAAATCGTAATTTAGTGGAGATAGAAAAATGGCGAAAATATCAAAGAAAACAATAGCAGAACTTGAGGACATCTTAAGCAGAGGCTGCGATTATGCCGATACGCAGACTGTTGTAACAGAATATGCAAACGAAGCGTTGAAAGAATCAGGATGTGAATTATGCCAAGTAGATGATGCCACTATCGTAGATTGGGACGGAGATACGGTCTGCACTGTTGAGGATTTTGCAAATATATTCTGGGATAAAGCAGTGGAGGGGATTTTGAATGTGTTAAAGACACAGGAATAAGATTCGAAGGTCATGAAAGGGTAGATGAGATTTGACAAGTCTGGAGTTGTGAGCGAGGAACGAGACTGCAGGCTGGAAAAAATAGAAACTGAGTAAAAGGAAAGGGAAAACAATGAAAAAATACATCGGAAGTTGCCTCGTAGAGGCGGAACCAATGACACGGGAAGATTATAATGCCTTTCGTGGCTGGAGCATTCCAGCAGACGAAGATCCGAAAGACAAGGGCTACTTGATGAAGTGCCCTGACGGTTTAGTCACATGGAAACCGGCGGACTTCTTTGAAAAGCATTACGTGAAAGTAGATGATAACCAGGAGCTTCCGTCCGGTGTGAGCATCGGACAGAAGATGGTAGATGAGTTTATTGCCTACACGGAGACGAAAACGATGGGAACAAAAACCACAGTGGTGCGCTGTGTTCTCAGAAATGGTTTTGAAATCGTGGAGTCAACCGGATGCGTCGATGGAAAAAACTATTCTGAAAAAATCGGGTACGAAATCTGTATGGAACGAATCAAAAATAAAATCTGGGAACTTCTGGGCTTTCTGCTTCAGATGGCGTGGAATGGAATCCAGTAGGGAGGAGAGGGTAAGATGGATAAATTGGTGTTAAAAGATGGGACAAAAATTGACCTGGTGGCAGGAGCATCTCTAGGCGCGCTTCAGATTGAGAGCGAGAGTCGGGAGACTATGCTGGAGATTTGGAAAAAGCTGACAGATGAAAATCTGAAATCGATCCGGATCGAAACGTCAGACGGTCTGACGGTGGGAAAATATGAAGATGTCCTTCTGGTTTCTGAAACATCCGTTGTTGAAGGGGGCAAAGTAAAAACCAGCTTCAATATGCGTGAAAAGACATCCGAAGAAAAACGTCTGGACGCATTGGAAGAAAGTCAGGAGATCCAGGATGAGGCGATCATAGATCTTGGTGCTGCGGCGAGTGAGCTTGCGGAGAAAGGAGGTGCTAAGTGATGGGGGCTTTTTATGGAAAGAAAATCAGAGACGGGAAAATGACACTTGAAAAGGTGCCGTTATATTGGCGCAAGGTAACCGAGAAATGGTTGGAGGAACATCCGGAGGGATAGAATGAATACAGAAATTGCAGTAGCCTTGATTGCGTCCGGCGGAGGTGTCCTGGGGGCTTTTGCGGGTGTGATTGCATCAGCAAAACTCATGACATACCGGATGGGTCAGCTCGAAAAGAAAGTCGAAAAGCATAACACTGTGATTGAGCGAACGTATAAGCTGGAAGAAGCACAGGCTGTTATGCAGGAACAGATCCGGGTAGCGAATCATCGTATTCAGGACTTAGAGGAGGGAAAGGCTTGAAAGAAAAACTTGCAAAATTGATTGACGTAAAGAGCCTTATGACGTTAGCGCTGACAGCGGGATTCATTGGGCTGACGTGTTCCGGGGAAGTATCCGGACAGGAATACATGAGCATTTTTACTATGATTGTAGGGTTTTATTTCGGAACCCAGGCAGAGAAAGCAAGAAAATAGAAAGAGAGGAAAGAAAGATGAGTTGCAACGTACATGGAAACAAGAATGCAAACGAAGTACATAACTATAGCGCCAAGAAAGCGCAGAAATTAGGGCATCCGGAAATGACGGTTGATCCGGAGTGCACCTGTGATGTCGGCTGCACGGGTCCGGCAAAAGAAGGAAAAGGGAACACGCCGGTAGGACCGGGAGCAGAAACAAAAAAGCCGGGACCGGCAGATGAGTGCAAATAATGTTTAGGGCGGATATTTTCCGCCCTGTGTTCGTAGAAAGGACAAATATGAGAGATATTACATTGTGCCATCCGCGTCTCCAGCGTCTTGCGGGTGCGTGGATGAAAGCCTGTGTGACACAAGGGATTGCAGTGACGATTGGGGAAACATTCCGGACAGTAGCAGAGCAGGATGCCCTCTATGCTCAGGGACGTACAAAACCGGGAAAAAAGGTAACCAATGCACCGGGCAGCAGCTACAGTTCACAGCATCAGTGGGGAATCGCCTTTGATTTTTATTTAATAATGGACATTGATGGAGATGGCAGCACGTCAGATGATGCATTTAATGACAGAACAGGAATGTTTAAAAAAGCGGCTGAGATTGCCAAGGAGCTGGGACTTGCCTGGGGAGGAGATTGGAAGAGTCTGGAAGACAAACCGCATCTTTATCTGCCGGACTGGGGCAGCGGAACAAACATCCTCAAACAGAAATATGGAACGTTTGAGAACTTCAAAAAGACATGGCCCGGAAAAACAGAACCAGACAGCTCATCCGCATCTATCACAGAGATGAAAGATGTAAAGAGTGGTACTCATGGTCTGTGTATCACAGCCTCATCCCTGATTATCCGCCAGTCTCCAAAAGGAAACGATACCGGAAAACGATATAAAAAAGGTCAGTGCATTCAGCCGATCCGTAAGTGCTTCGCTGACAAAGAACCGTGGATTCAGACGTCAGACGGATGGGTAAGCGGGAAATATCTGAAAGGCTGGCTCTATCAGGACATGAAATGGTGGTACATGCTTGAGGGATACACTTACCTGCACGATATCGTCAGCCGGATTGACGGCCAGGTATACGCGTTTGACTCAGACGGATGGATGCTTACCTCTGATAGAATCGCGGAAGATGGACACATCATAAAAGCGTAACATATAAGATGTACAAGCTCATCACAGCAATGTGGTGGGCTTTTTGTGTGGGAGAAAAAAATAAAAAAAGCTGTCAGAATAGAGACTATGAGGAGGCGATGAAATTATGAAGATAGCGGAGATTCTGGCAAGGGTAGATGATGAAAAGCTGAACCAGTACGATGCCAGAGTAAAAACAGCCTGGCTGTCAGAGGTAGAGGGAATGGTTGTAGATGAGATCCTGAACATGGCAGAAGGAAATGATATAGAGTTCGATGGATACGATTACGATCGGGACTTTGAAAAAACGCTCCTGGTTCCGGATCGCTTCGGAGATGTCTATTCAAACTACTTAGCTGCCAAGATTGACTATAAAAACGGAGAGATAGAACGATACAACAACAGCGTGGCAGCGTTTGAATCATCCTTCCAGGCATTTGCGGCATATTACCGAAGGAATCATATTCCAAAAGACACAGCACAGTTCAGGGGGTGGTAATGATGCGACTGCCGCTTATTAATTCAGTCACCAGAACCAGAAAACAGGAGGGAGTCTTCGGTGGAATCGACACCCGGGAGATCGTCCAGGAAGGATACTTTGCGGACATGAAAAACATGTCATCTGATTACTATCCGGCCGCCGGACCAAGAGAAGCACGTGGACCGGTCATAAAGACACTGGAAAAGCCGAATGGACTCTACTGGAAGAATGGTCTGGCTTACGTAGATGGAACGAAACTGTATTATAACGACCAGGAAAAAGGAATAGTAGCAGATAGCAAGAAAATCATGGTTGGAATGGGTGCCTACATCATCATTCTTCCGGATAAGGTGTACTTAAACACGGATTCCGGAGAATTTGGTTCGATGGAAAAGACATTCACCCAGGCATCGACCGCCACCTTTGCCCCGTCTTACACCGGTTCCACCTACACCAAAATATCGTGTACAGGAATCGGAAAGCAGTTCAATCAGTATGATGGCGTGGAGATCTCCGGATGCACGAATGCGGACTACAATAAGACAGCCACCATCCAGGCAAAAACAGACGACAGCATCACAGTGATAGGAACTCTGGAGAAAAGCTTCACACAGGATTCAGGATTGACGCTAAAACGGAAAGTTCCGGATATGGACTTTCTGACGGAATGCGAAAACAGACTGTGGGGCTGCAGCAGTAAGAACCATGAGGTCTATGCAAGCAAACTTGGAGATCCGTTGAATTGGAATGTGTTTGAGGGTATATCAACAGACTCTTATGCGGCAACGATAGGCTCAGATGGAGATTTCACAGCAGCGGCCACTTACTCCGGATATGCCCTGTTTTTCAAAGAGCATACGATTCATAAGGTGTACGGAAATAAGCCGTCAAACATCCAGATTCATACACAGGAAGCCCCGGGTGTGATGAAGGGATGTAATGAAAGCGTGAGACTGGTGGGAACCACGCTGATATACCTTTCTGATACCGGTGTGTATGGGTATACCGGAGGCGTCCCGTTTGCCCTGTCGGAGGTGCTGGAAAAATTCAATCTGTCGGAGGGAGTGGCAGGAAAATATAAAGAAAAATACTATCTCTCAGCAGAAACAGGAAAAGGTAAGAGGCTATTGGTCTATGACACAGCCAAAAGACTCTGGCATAAAGAAGATGATACGCAGATGCTTCTTACTGCATCGGGAGACGGAAAACTGTATTTCATCAATCAAAACAAGGAGCTTCGCCAGATTGAAGGAGGAGAAGAACCAATAGAATGGTATCTGGAAACGGGAGACCTGGAAGAAAGTCTTCTGAATCGAAAATACATCGGAAAGATTCAGTTTCTCCTGGAATTGGAACGAGAGAGCCAGGTAGAAGTCTTTCTAAAACATGATTCAGACGCTGCATTTCGCCGGATGCTCACTGTATACGCTACAAGAAAACGAACCTACACGATTCCGATTAAACCAATGCGGTGCTTTCACTATCGCTGGAGACTGGAAGGAAAGGGAAAAGCCCGCCTGATTGCAGTCGGAAAATACATCGAAGAAGGGAGTGAAATCTGATGGCGCAGTATAAAGCAATGGAAGGCTTTGACAAGATGGACCAAAAAGAACTCACAGGCTATCTCTATCAGCTTAACGAACAGCTTCGCTACATGTTCGATAATCTGACGCCGGAGGATAATTACTCTAACCAGGCGCTGACGAAGTATCTGGAAGATGAGAAGAGGGTGGCTTCTCTCAAGTTCGACCTGGATGGACTTAAGGTGGAGGTATCTGATTTCGAAAAGAACACGAATGCAAAATTCAAAGTCACGGATAGCAAGATTGATATGAAGGTTTCAAAGGGAACCGTATCATCGGAAATCTCTTTGGAATCTGGACAGGTTACAATCTCCGGTAACCGTCTGGTGGTAAACTCCACGAATTTCAAACTCGACGCATCTGGAAATGCAACATTTTCGGGAACGGTCAAAGGTGCTACAATTACCGGTTCACATATCCGGTGTAAGGGTGGGGCATTTGAGGCGGATGAGGATGCGGTATATATCGGCGGCTTCTATACGTTCGATACCAGCCGGGGTCAGTATCTGGGAACCGGCGATCAGAGTACCGGAATGGGAGATAACGATCTGGACCGGCTGGGATGGAACGGGGAATATCAGCGATACAAAACCGCAGAGGATCCTGGATCACTATGGATGTGTCTTGTCTCCGTCCAATGCCTATGCACAGGAATTATATCTCAATCACCCTGTTTTTTCCGGGAAGACCCACTATTGGGGCGTGGCAGAAACGATCCAGGATATCTATGATCGCCTGGATGATTTGGAAAGCAGAAGTTAGGAGGCAGTCATGAAGAAATATATCTATGATGAAATTGCAATCAAAGCAGTCATGAATATCTTGAATAGTTTAAAGGTAGAAGGAATCAACCAGGCACAGAACTTGGTTAAGATGGCGGCTATCTTGAGCGCGGGAGAAATTGAAGAAAGGGAGGGGGATAAATAATGGCAGTAGGAAGTATCGTAGATTACCTAAATAGCTCAGGAAGAGATTCCAGCTATGCAGCCAGACGGAAGCTTGCTGAGGAGTATGGGATGTCTGGATATTCGGGTTCAGCAAGCCAGAACACGAAACTCCTTAGAATACTGCAGGGCGGTGCTCAGCCGACCAATAGCACAGCGGCCAAAGCACAGGAATTGGCTAATGCAGCACCATCGAACAACGTCACAGCCGGAGTGACAACCGCATCCGGCTCTGCATCCGGAAGAACAGAAGCAAAACCGGCCTACCAGCGCTCTGACCGGGTGAATGAATATTATGAAAAGACGAGAAAACTGGAACGGAACAAACCGGACGAGTTTGAAAGCAAATACGAAAGTCAAATTTCGGATATCCTGGATAATATCCTGAACCGCCCGAAGTTCTCCTATACTGCCGAAGATATGACGAATGACGATCTCTATAAAATGTACCGCGATCAGTATATGCGCCAGGGAAATCTTGCGATGCGTGACACGATGGGGAACGCAGCGTCATTGACGGGTGGTTATGGCAATACCTACGCATCGGCCGCCGGGCAGCAGGCTTATGATAATTATGTCTCTATGCTGAACGATAAAGCCCTGGACTTCTACGACCGTGCATACCAGCGATACAATGACGAGGGACAAAACCTCTATAATCAGATGAATGTAGTAACCGGTCTTGATAACACGGACTATCAGCGATATAGAGATACGGTCAGCGATTACTATAATGACCTCAATTATTATAACGGCAGATATAACCAGGAATACGGGTATGACTATGGCCAGTATCAGGACCAGGTAGCGGCGGACCAGTGGGCGCAGGAATTTGCATTCCAGAAGCAGCAGGCGGCGCAGGAGCAGGCGAACTGGGAGGCTGAGATGGCACTTGCCAGACAGAAAGCGGCAAGCTCGGGCGGCTCGGGTGGAAGAAGAAGATCGTCTTCGTCGAAGAAGAAATCAAGTTCCTCTTCATCATCGGAAACTCCGACGATATCATGGGCGGATGCAAAGAATACTTACACGGATGTGTATAAGAAAGAGGGAGCAGACGCAGCGAATACCATGATGAATTATCTGCAGAAATCGGGAATCGTAGATATGTATAAAGATAAAGCGGATGCAAAATCAAATCCGCAGACCCTGCTTAGTAAGATGGATATACCAAGCGCTTCGAATGTGGTACAGGCTAACAAAAATTATCTGGAATCTAACGCTGCGTGGAATGCAGCAGCAGACAAGTGGAGGAAAAAATGGAGCGGTACAAAGTAGATAATTTGAAAAAAGGAAAAGAAACGTTTGAAAAATATTACGGGAAAGTGAATGATACGGCAGAAGTATCAACAAGTACGTCAACCTCAAGCTCAAAATCAACAAGTACTTCGAAAAAAAAGAAAGTTACAATGGAAGATCGGCGGCTAGAAGAGGGAAAAAGATTGTTTGAAAAATATGGCGGTCCCAAGACGTTCAACCGTGAACAGCTGTATCAGCATATGCAAAAGAAAATAGCAGAAAACCAGCTTGCTCAGGAATATGCTTCCCAGAAATCAACCCCTCAAAAATCAACCCTCACCCCGCGAGCAGCCACAACCTCGCGGGTGAGTGCCAATGGCACGCGCCCGTATAGCGACCAGGAATTCACGCAGATGGTACTGGACTATGCCAAACGCACTCCGAACAGAGGAAACCAGAGCTTCCGTTCCTCTACCGGCCTGACTTATTCCGGAAAGCAGGGAACAATCACCTTCGCCCAGGCTCAGGCAGATCCGAAATATAAAGAATATGTCCAAAAAGGAAGCCGAAACCTGAAAGGCTATTCAGATGGATTCATCGGGGATCTGAAAGCGGCGGCGAAAGTAAGAGATACATCAGCAGTACCGGATCTTCGTTCGGAGTACATGGATAACGACGAAAAAGAGATGTACAACTATCTCCTCGGAAAATACGGCACAGACACGGCGGACGAGTTCGAAAAAGGTCTCGAGGACACACTGGGCGCCAGATTGAGAGACGACGAGACCAAGATAGTTAGAGATGCCTCAAGGAGAAATGTGCTTGCTGGTGTCGGTTATAACGTCTATGGAGCAATGGAAAGCCCGAAGGGATATGTCTACGCAGCTACCAAAACAGGAATTGACAAGATAAAAGAAATCAAGGATCTGATGAATGCAGATTCAACCGATGAATATAAGTCAATCCTGGAAGAATATAAGAAACGGAATACCCCGGTTGATCTGAATAATCCGGCATTCTCAGGAAATGCAATCATGAATGCCTCTAACGAGGGAATCAAACAGGCGATTGGCGGAACCCCGGTAAGAGATTTCGCTATCGATACAGGCTTGTCGATGGCTCAATCTGTTTCCCGTATGCCGCTGGGAGCACTGAATGTCGTAATGGCTGGCGGAAGTGCGGCGACGGATGCGTATGTGGATGCAGCAAACAGGGGCGCAACCGGCGATCAGGCGTTGCTCCAGGGCGCCGCCCAGGGAACAGCGGAAGGTATCGGAGAAAACTTCAGTCTTGGAAAATTAAAGGGAATGAAAGAAGTACCGGGGAAAGGTGCAAAGGCTGTCATTAAAAACCTGGCGAAGCAGGCAATTGCGGAAGGTTCTGAAGAGGGCGCGACGGAAATCATGAATACCATTACCGACAAGATGATCATGGGAAATAAATCAAACTATGACACAGCGGTGAACTATTACATGAGCCAGGGAATGAGCAAAGAGCAGGCGCAGATGCGGGCCTATGAAGAGATCGCCCAGAATGTCGGAATGGCGGCTCTTGGCGGCGCAACCTCGGGCGCAATCATGGGTGCCGGCGCACAGGCGCTTGGAACCCTCTTACAGCGCGGAACAATGGCGCAGGAATACGCGGAACAGAGAGCGATCACACCGGAGGAACAGACGGCACAGCAGCAGGCCAAAGAGCAGCGTGCGCCGGTGGCTTCTGAGGGTGTTTCGAACATGGTTCAAAATACACAGAATAACGCAGGAGCGGGAAGTACAGCCATCTCTGATATTCCTGTTTCGGATGAAAATATGCCAGCTGCTTCGAAAATCGTTCCAAATGCAAAAGAAAATGTTTCTAATATCAACAAAAACGTTACTGGTATCAACGAAAACGTTACCAATATCAACGAAAACGTTGATAACACCTCTGAAAATGTGCAAAATTCCATCAGCAACGTTCCAGAGCAGATGAACACACAGACCGAAACCAACCGGCAGGCAGAGACAAGTCAGCAAACAGAAACAAGTCAGCAGGAAGAAACAAGTCAGCAGGAAGAAACAAGTCTGCAAGCGGAAACAAGTCGGCCGGCAGAAAATCAGCAGAGCGAGAAAACAGCAGAACGCGCCCATCCGGATTCTGTACAGGAAAGTTATGCTAGAGAATACGCTGGGAATATGACAGAGGAAACCCGGAGAAAGGAATACATCGAAAGCCATAGAGAAGATTTGAATGATTTCTTCTCAGACCTGGGAGAAAATGGAAGAACGGCAGCAGTCGAATCTTACGATCCGGAGGTTCCGGTATCGCAGTATCGCCGCGCATTTAACCGGTATTATGACTCCGGGCGCTATGCATCCGATATCGGAGTGGCGGAAAAATCAGCCCTATCCTTATATCTGACAGGCGATCAGCAGCTTGCGGCATACAAAGCAGGAGCACAGGACAGAAAACTGGAGTTAGATCGCATGTCAAGACGGCGGCAGCAGGGAACGGCGCACCAAGGCGGACTGGAGAACCTGTCCCAGAACGCGACACAGGCGCAGCAGAACCTTG